CGCTGTCCGCAGCCAGGGCGCATAACCTTTTGGCCGTTGTCCGGGATGGGGGCTGCCTTCGATCTCCTTCGGCGGTCCCCATCCCATTCTTTTTACCCCCATACCATAGGAGGTCGGATGGTCCCTGTAGAAAGTCCGCAGGCAAAGATTGGCAAGTTCACCCTGCAAGTTAAATTGTCCGAATCGAACCGCCCGCAATGGCAGCAGCGCAGCGAAGCCCTGACCGCATGGCTGTTGAGGCAGTGGCACAAACAGCAGGCACAGAGGAATTGACCTGTGAGCCACAATCAAATCGACCGTGACGGCGTGCTGTGGCCGTACCCCGACGACCCGCAAGAACGGGCCATCTACATTGAGGCCGAGCGGCAGTTCCGAAAGGGCTTTCTGGAATCGGCCTCCGCAGCGGCCAAGTTGACTCCCGATGGTGACGACCCTTACGTCGACATCTACGAGCGGCTCAAGCTAAATCGGATATGGCAGCAGCGCCGGCAGGTCAAGGAGAGCCCCTCCGATGCAAGCCGATTGGCGTACTGGCGTGGTCGTACCCACGGACTCGAATACGTTCAGCAGGCCTATTACGACACGGATTTCGCCGACAGGAGTGAATACAACGGGTGGGACTACTTCCACGAGCGGCTCGTAAAGCCGTGGGCTGATGAGGTGAAGGCCTGGGCCGAACAGCCCGTCGACGGGAGGTACATTCTGCCTCCGGACCTGATTTACGAGGCCAGAGAAATCACTAAACAGGAGGGAATAGAACCGTCGCCACTTCCAAAGATCGCAGTTCCGGCATGTCCGTCCAAATCCCGTATCGAAACCATCCAACTGTCAGATGTCGAAGGGAAGGCAATCCAGTGGTTCTGGCCGAACCGCATCCCGGCAGGCATGTTGTCATTGCTGGTGGGCAATCCCGGCGTGGGCAAATCGTTTCTGACGATGTACATCTGCGCGGTCGTCTCGACCGGCCGCGATTGGCCCGATGCCGCCAATGTGCTGCCACCCGGTTCGGTTCTCTTGTTCAGCGATGAGGAGAGCCTTGAGTACGCCATCAAGCCTCGCCTCGATGCCCACCAGGCCGATTGCACCAAGATTCATGCCGTACCGCATATTATCCTGCCCGATGGCAATCCCGACTCGTTTACCATCGACGGGCACATTCAGGTGTTGCGGGAGCATCTGGCATCCATGCCCGACTGCCGGCTGCTAATCTTCGACCCCATCACCGCCTACCTCGGGGCGGTCAACGCCAACAGCAATGCCGAGGTACGAGGCGCGCTCATCGGCCTGCAGCGATTGGCGCAGGACTCGGGCGTGACCGTTCTCGGCATCAATCACTTCTCCAAGAAAGCCGAACTCGACGCCATCCACCGCATCCTGGGCTCGACGGGCTTTGTGGCGGCCGCTCGTTCGGTCTGGGCGGTCATTCAGGAAAAGCAGGATGACGATGGTGACGATGAACCGCCCCGCCTCCTCATCCCGGTCAAGACCAATTACAGTGTTGCACCGACAACGCTGCGATTCCACCTGACCGATGGCCGCGTGGTGTTTGACGAGGGCCAGCATCGGGTCGACATCGACTCCATCCTGCAGAAGGCCAAGAAGACGGGAGGCCAGCGGGCCAATAAGAAGGACGAGATCGCGGGGTGGCTGTCGGGTCGGATTGGCAGCGAGACCGTGCTTGCCGACGAGCTTCAGGCCGAGGCGGAGGCCAAAGGATTCACCTGGAGTTATGTCCAGAAGGTCGCCACCGAGGTGGGTGTCGTCAAGAGCAAGTCGACCGAGCACGGCGGTAAATCGGTGTGGGCATGTGGTAGTTGCGCTTGATATCCCTGAGAGAGTATTTGTATAAGTTGTATAAGTAGGATAAGTAGAAGATCTACACTTATACAACTTATACTACTTCTACACTTCTACTCCCCCCCCGCGTTTGGATATCCTGCCCCGAATGGTTCCTTCGCCGGACAAAATCGACCTCATGCCACGGGGAACAGCCGCGTCCTCATAGACAGTTTGTTGCCTCTGTCCGGTTTTTCGGAAGCCCTGAAAAATAGTGCAAATGCCTCCCAAATCTCGGCACAATTGCCTTGGCTTTCAGGGCATTTTGAGGTAACTGTGCATTAACGATATACGAGATAGATATTCCGAATCAGGAGGCCAAAACGATGGTACAACGGGACGCAAAACGGGAATACGAGATTACCAGAAACGACATCGCCAACCTGATGGGCTTCTTCGAATGCGAGTTGGACAAGGAGCCCAAGAACATCCTTTGGGGCGACGTGGGAGATCTGAAGTACGTTCGTCACCAGCTCATCGAGGCCCTGGCATTCATGGCCCGCCTGCGTACCGCGGACGTCAAGCGATCCCTCGAAGAATTGCGCCCGCAGGAGAACGACTAATGACGACCTACAAGTATTTCAAGCAAGACCTCGAACGCTTCACGGGCCAGATTGCCCGGTGGCAGAGCCGGTGCGACAGAGCGGCACGCACCGGCGACATGGAAGCGGCCCGCCAATACGAACAGGACGTCAAGGACCTGACGGACGTCCTCAATAGCATTGAGCGGGCCGATTGGCAGACGGCATGGCATCTGGCCTGCCAATTGGACACGCTGGCTGCCGAACGCATCCCGGTAAGACTCTACAACTTCATCGCAAAAGCCAATGGCTACTGTTGAGCGGAAGGAGATCACTATGCACGTTCTTGGAATGACCCTCGCGGGCAAAATCCCATCCGGCGGAATGCCGCCTTCGCGGTTCGCCAACGTGAGCCGCAAGGTCGGCAACCCCTACATCAAGGTTTCGCTGATCAGCCCCACCGGTGAACGGAACCATTTTGTGCAGGCCGATTGCGCCGAGGACATCCTCTCGATGGCCGAGTGCCTGCAGGAGTTCCTGGACGGCGAAAAGGGCACCAACTCGATGGTGCAGGACTATTACCGCATCCTGCAGCACTTTGCGGATTAACGGGAGGCAACGATGACGACCAAACGAAAGATCAGAGCCGTCGGGTACGCCCGACGCAGTACCGATATGCAGGAGCGGTCCATTCCGGATCAGAAGGCATACGTGGAAAAATGGGCCCGCGAGAATGGCTACCGCATCCTGCGATGGTACGTCGACGACGCCATCAGCGGAACGAGCGTCAAGGGGCGCGTCGCATTTGAGAAGATGATTGCCGCAGCCGAGAACGGACGGGACTTCGGGGCCATCCTGTGCTACGACATCAGCCGCTTCTCGCGGGGCGGAACCAACGAGACCGGGTACTACCTCCATCGCCTTCAAATGGCGGGCGTAGACGCGGTCTTCTGCGCCGACGGCATTCCCGATGGCGACGAAGGTGAACTGTTGCAGGGTGTCAAATCATGGCAGGCGAAACAATACACCGTCAAACTTTCACGGGATGTCATTCGCGGTTCCATCTCCTATATCATGAACCACAACAGCGCTCCGGGCGGTCCGCCGCCATACGGGTACGACCGGCAGCATCTCACGTCCGACGGCAAGATATTGAGAACCTTCCGCTGGATGCCGGACGGACGTAAACAGGAATTCGGCCCGGATGGAAAGCTGGTACGGGTTCTGGAAAGCAACGAGATGGTCCGCAAGGCTAAAAGCGACATCGTTCGCTTCGTGCCGAGCGTTCCTGAACGTGTCGCCATAGTCCAGCGCATCTTCGACTTCTGTATTCGAGGCTATGGCAGCCAGCACACGGCAGCCCGCTTGAACGACGACGGCATCGCCAGTTTGAAAGGCGGCAAATGGTGTGACAACCAAGTCCGCAGCATTCTCAAAAACCCTACGTATCGCGGCGCAATCGTCTGGAACCGCCGGACGGTTGGCAAGATCAACGGTGTCGATGGCAACGGTAACCTGCGACCGAAAAAACGCCAGTACCAGCAGGTCAACGATGAGCAGGACTGGTACATCGTGGAAAACGTACATGACCCGCTGGTCTCGCCGGAAGACTTTGAAAAAGCCCAGCGGTCAATCGATAAACGCCGGTATGCAGGCGGAAAGGGCAAGACCGTCAATCGCGCGCTGCTTGCAGGACTCATCAAGTGTTCGCGCTGTGGACGCGCCTACATCAAGAAATACATCGATTCAATCTATCGGGGTAACCATAAGCGGTACAATTACTACTCGGATAGTGGGTACATCAAAGGCGGTACGTCTGTGTGCAAACTCACCAATGTACCGATGGAGCAGTTGGACACGTGGGTATTACAGCAGATCAAGTACGTCCTTCTCGGCGACCACGATGGGGTCCGGCAGGCCGTCGACGCCTTCGTGAAGACGGTCCTGTCCGGGCAGGAAACGCCCGACGATACATCCGGCGTCAAGAAGGAACTCGATGCCGTCAACCGCCGCATCAAGGCAACCGTCGCCATGCTGGCCGATCCGACGTTCGACGGACTGGACGAACTCAAGACGACGCTTGCCGACCTGAAGCGCCGCCGCGATGGCCTCCAAGAGAAACTGGAAACCTCCGCCCCCTCTCGCGTCGCCGCGTTCAGCGAATCCGACCTTCGCAAATGGGCGACCGATCAACTCACCGCTATCGATGAACTCATCGCCACGCCTAACGCCTCCGTCGAGGCCCGCAATTTGGTCCATGCCTACGTAGACCGCATCGAGATCGACCCCTACGCCAAACAGGGCGTGCTCTACCTGCCCGTGGACGCCTACGGGTGCTTCACCAATGGTTTTTGTAGTTGGGGTGCGCACGGGACCGACCTCTGGCACGTCAAGAAGGTCAATCCGCAGAGCATGGTCCATCTGACAGAGAAACCGGTGGAACTGGCGGTACGGGCGATTCAGTTTTCATCGAAGCCCGGAGAGAACGTGCTGGATCTGTTCGGCGGCAGCGGCTCGACCATGATCGCCTGCGAACAGACCGGGCGCAACGCCTACTTGATGGAGATCGATCCCCTGTACTGCGATGTGATCGTGAAAAGGTATGAGGAGTTCACGGGCAAGAAGGCCCAGCGATTGGGCGGCGACGAATCGCCGGAATCAGAGATTACACAAGACCTGGCGGCGAAGGTGGTCGAGAGATGAGAGCACTGTTAATCCCCAAGCCAGCGCAGCTTTTCGTCGCCCTTGTTATCTGCGCCATCTGCGGGCAGGCGAATGGCGGCACGCTGCAGACGCAACCCCCCATCCGCGTAGGTCAAAACGCGGGCGCTGTTGTTGGCCACCGCCTGCACTCGACCGGGCAGACCCTGCGGCAGACTGGCGAAGTAGTAGCCCTCGCGTGCCTGGCCAAAGTGCAGCGGCCTGCCCCTGCGGCCGACCAGGATACGCGCCGGCCCGGGCCACATGCCGAGCACGGCAAAGTCGCCTTGGGCCTGGCTGGCCGCCCAGGCCAGGCGCTGGCTAATAGAGCCTCCGCATCGCGTCATAAGCAGGCCGAAGATCTCGCTGTCGCATTCGCTGCGGACGTTGAGGCGGTGTCGCCGCACGACCTGCCGGTAATTGCCAACCACGCCGTTGTGGACAAGAAAGCCAGCGCCGGCGGCGTGCGGATGGTTGTTGCGGTTGTCCTCCGGCGAACCGTGCGTAGCGTAGCGGCAATGGCCGACCATAACCACGGCGTTGCGGCAGCGGTCCAGCGCGTCCAGATGGACCTTCGCAGGGCCCGGCCGTTTGAACGTCTGGATACGTCCATCTTCGTCGAGCCACGCCAGGCCGAAGGCGTGTGCACCTCGCGTCTGCGTGATCAGGGCCAAGCGCCGCAGCCGCGTGATGTCAGGGCCTTGCCCCGCGCTGGTTATGAATCCGAATATGCCGCACATGGCTGCTCCTCTCAAAGAATGGTGTCGCGTTTACATCTGGGCGTCGTATTTGGCCGCCAACCGGCGGAACTCGCGTTTGACCTGCTCCTGCGGGATCGCGTCGCTGATCCATCCGTATTGCCGTCCACCGTGAATGCGGGCGTATCCGGCTCCCCAAGCAAGGTAGCCCATCAACCGCTCGGCCTCGCTTGCGCCTTGTCCGGCCTTCTTCCAGCCGCCCTTCAACTCGCCGGGATTCCACTTCGGTGCCCGCTTGCCGTTGATCGCCCGCTCCGCCAGACCCAGGCAGACCTGAATCCAACCGATGACCTTCGTGACATTGAGCGATCCGGAAAACACGCGGAATTCGACCGCGTCGCGTCTGCCGTTGGCGAGGTTGGTCAGGTTGAGTGCGTGGTATCGATTGCGGTCCAGCGCCGGTTTGGCATCCTTGTCGTTTCCGTACTTGCGGACGCCGCCGCAATACATCCCGCGTTCGCGGCTCTTGGTGCCGGTGATCGCGTAGAGGCCGCGTTCGCAATATGCGACGATGGTCACCAGCCGCGCCAGCGCCGTTGCCGGCCAGTCGCGTTGCCAGCCGACGTGGACGTGAATCCCGCAGCTGACGTTGACGCGATGCCCTTTGGCCTCCAGCGCCCGAACCGCCTCGGCGACCTGCGCCAGGCCCTCCGGCCCGCGAAGGACCGGGGAGACAATCTCGCAGGCGTGGTAGCCGTGCGGCGCTCGGATCGAGGCGTCGCGTTCGGCCTTCCATCCCGCGGGCAGGTATGGAACCTGCGTTCCACGGTGGTATCCGCCGACCCGCAGGCCGTCATTTTCAACGGCGCTTTGCGGGGCTACCGTTTCGATCTCAACCCCGAATGTCATGTCGTTTGCGTTCATGGTTTTTCTCCTTCGTTTATAACCACATTAAGCCAAATGAACGCGAAGAAGCCAAGGGCTTAAAGTGCCATAAATGCTTTATTTGCAAGAATTTACGATTTGCAGCCGCCATGCAAAACCCGTTCCAGTCCGGGCTCTGAATGGGTTCTTTTTGCGGCGTGAGGTGACCGCCTAACGGCGTGGGCGGTTCACTGGAAAGTGGACTGAGGCGACTGAGAAAAACCCCGGCAGAGGATGCCGAGGTTTGGGAGGCGAGGGATTGGGATTGCGCTTACGATTTCTTGGCGAGGGCAAACTGGCCGCGGCCGACCTTTTCGAATCTGGACTCCGCGCCCTTGGTGTTGATCTCTTTAAGGATGGCCGCATACAGGGTATTTGCCGGGGTCTTTCCGCCCTTGGACGGCTGCCAGTACGCTTTCTGGACCATGGTCTCGACCATCTCCTTGCAGGCCAGCGGCTCCTTCTTCTCGGCAAGGACCCGGACGGCACCATCGAGGATGGAAGCCTTCTTGACCCGCAGTGTGTTTTGCGCAGGTTTGGCCGTGTTGGGCGATTTGACGCTGGCGCTAGCGGTGGCCGTTCTGGCCGAAGATCTCGTACCACGTGCCGACGTGGCGGTTGTGGCGGCGGGCCCGCGGAGGCGTTGGGCCGTCTTGATACGGACCTTCTTGCCCGTGGCCAGATTCTTGGCGTCCCAGCCGCCGTTTGGGTTTTCGGCGAGGATTTCGACGGTGACCACCTTGTCGGTGACCTTGGCCTTGTACTGGCCGCCAATAGCAACTTCTGACTTCTTCATGTTTGTCCCTTTCAATTGGAGGTTATTAAGAATTTCCCGAATACTTGACCAACAGGTTCAGCGCCCTCATGTACTCCTCAACCGTGCCGCCGAGGTGATGGGCGAGGCATTCGGCCATAGAGACGACGTCCTCAGCGCAATCGACCTCGACAAAATGGTCCCGGTCGCCGCCTGGGCCGATCAGCGACACCTCAATATGGGGGCTGCCCAGCTTGCGACTCATGTTGGCGTACTTTGCCGCCGGCATACCAGCCGATGGACTCTTGCCTGCGAGCGTGATTGCAACGACGTGCATGGTGATCTCCTTCCGTTAGCAATAGCCGTTTTCTTTTGCGATGAAGTTGTAGAGTCTGGCCGGGATGCGATCCGCAACCAGCGTGTCAAGCTGGTAGGCCAAATTAAAGGCCAGCGTCCAATCGCCCCGCTCGATGGCGTCAAGGATGTCCGTGAGGTCTTTGACATCCTGTTCGTACTGCCGGGCCGCGTCCATATCGCGGGCCTGCGCAGCCTTGTCGCACCTGGCCTGCCAGCGGGCAACCTGTGCGGTAAAGCGTTGGATGTCCTGCTGGAATTGCCGGTAGGTCTTGAGGTTTCGTTGTTTCTGTGCCATCGTCGGGTCTCCCGTTTTCAATTCGTATCTCGCGTATCGTTAATGCACAGTTACCTCAATGCCACGACCACGCCAAGGCAATTAACCCCTTATTTTGCAGTAATTTACAGATTTTTTGCCCAAGCGCAGGCAGGTGGGAGCCCCTGTAAGAAGAATCGGTACACTGGCAGCAATTTGGACTGAATATGGCGGATAACACCCTGAAAATTACGGCTCTGACGCCCGAGCAATTAGCCAAGATCCTGTCGGAGGCCTCCTGGTGGAAGGTATCCGCTCAACAGGTCCTGGCAATCGCGGAAAACGCCGGGCTCGTCCGATCCGACGGAACAATCAGCCTCGTCGAATACACCGCCTATCTGGCCAGGGAGGTTGTGCGTGGCAGCGATTAATCCGACCAAGCTTCGGCCCACGGACCTGACGCGGCTGCTCAACTCGGCGGGTTTCGGCGAGGTGATCTCGGAGCGGACGCTGCGCCGTCACCGCAACCGCGCTGGCTACACCATTGGCGACGCACGGACGGTGGACCTGTTTCGGTATACCGCTTGGCTGACCCAGGAGTATTCCAAGCCAGCGCATGCCCCTCGCACCTACGACGACATCCGCGAGGCCGCACGCCAGCGCAACGCGGAACTGGCGCGTTCGGGTCAGGACATCGGTCAGATCCCACCGGTCGTAAATCCGGAACGCAGGGCACAGGCGTGCGCAAGCTTTCGGTATTTCTGCGAGGTGTACTTCCCGGAGGTCTTTTACCTGCCCTGGTCGGCGGATCACCTCCTGGCAATCGAGAAGATCGAGCAGGCGGTGTTGAAGGGAGGACTGTTTGCGCTGGCGATGCCTCGCGGAAGCGGCAAAAACTGTTCTGATGCAGATGGCCTGTCTGTGGTCGGCGCTTACGGGGGCGACGCCGTTTGTCTGTCTGATCGCCGCTTCGGCCGATCGCGCCAAAGACCTCCTGGAAACCATCAAAGTCTGGCTGGAGACCAACGAGCGGCTGCACGAGGATTTCCCGGAGGTGACGGTTCCGGTTCGTGCCCTGGAGCGGATCACCAACCGCCAGAAGGGCCAGAAATCTAACGGTCAGTCCACACGCATCGAGTGGGCCGCCGACAAGATCGTCCTACCGACGATTGAAGGCAGCAAGGCCTCCGGCGTGGTGATCTCCTGTTCGGGCATGAAGGGCTCGGACATTCGAGGCCAGAACTACGCCCGTGCCGATGGTCAGGTGGTCCGGCCGCAGCTGGTGATGGTCGATGACCCGCAGACGACCGAATCGGCCTGGAGTCCATCACAATCCCAGCGCCGGGAGGCAATTCTGGCCGGCGACGTCCTGGGCATGGCCGGACCCGGCAAGAAGATCTCGGGCCTGATGGCCTGTACGGTCATCCGACCCGGCGATATGGCGGACAACATCCTGGATCGCGACAAACACCCCGAGTGGCAAGGTGAACGGACCAAGATGGTCTATACCTTCCCCGCCGACGAAAAACTCTGGGCCCAGTACGCCGAGACCCGGGCCGATTCGCTGCGCAACAGCGGTGACGGATCGGAGGCCACGGAATTCTATCGCCACAACCGCGAAGCGATGGATGCGGGTTCGGTGGTCGCCTGGCCCGAGCGCCACAACGACGATGAATTGTCGGCCATCCAGCATGCGATGAACTTGAAACTCCGCGACGAAGCGGCGTTCTTTGCCGAGTATCAGAACGAACCCATGGTCGAGGCCGAAGGCCAGGACATGCTCACCGCCGACGAGATCGCCCAAAAACTCAGCGGTTTGCAGCGCGGCTTGGTGGGTCTCAATTGCCAGTGGCTGACGATGTTTGTGGACGTCCAGCAGAAGGCCTTGTTCTGGATGGTGGCCGCATGGGAGGAAGACTTCACCGGATATGTGATCGACTACGGAACGTGGCCCGAGCAGAAGCGGGCGTATTTTACGCTGCGGGACATTCGCCGCACCATCGCCCAGGAAAAACCCGATGCGGGTCTCGAAGGTTCGATCTATTACGCCTGGATAAACTGACCGAGGATAAACTCTCGCGGTCCTATCGCCGCGAGGACGGGCTCAGGATGCAGATCTCTCGCTGTCTTATCGACGCCAACTGGGGCCAGACGACCGATGTGGTCTATCAGTTCTGCAGGCAGAGTGCGTTTTCAGTGAGGCTCCTGCCCAGCCACGGCAAGTATGTGGGCGCATCCAGCATCCCCTTCAGCGAATACAAGCGAAAACGCGGCGACCGGCTCGGACTCCACTGGCGGATTCCCAACACCACGGGCAAGCGCGCGATCCGGCATGCCCTGATCGATACCAATTACTGGAAGAGCTTCGTCCACGCCCGACTGGCGGTGGCAATGGGCGATCCGGGGTGTCTGTCGCTGTTTGGACGCGATGATGCCACCCACCGCTTACTGGCCGAGCATCTGACCGCCGAATACCGTGTCCAGACCGAAGCCCGCAACCGTGTTGTCGACGAATGGAAGCTCAAGGCCATCGCGCCGGACAACCATTGGCTGGACTGTCTGGTGGGCTGTGCGGTCGCCGCATCGATGGAGGGAGCGAGGCTCTTCGGCACCGAGGCCACAGATGTGGCCGCCCCTCGGCGTCTGAAGCTCTCCATGCTGCAGCGCCGCAAGAAATTCTGAAAAAAAATCCATCGGATGCGGCCAACCTGCCTCTGCGCGTACCGATTATGCTTATGAGGGCAGTGAGAACTTACCGGCGACCCGCCTTCTATTCCACAGGACAATGCATGGTTACAGCGACCACCTGCGGTCTTGAACAACACCGTCATCTCATCGCAGACCTGCTTTGCGCCTACCGCGTGCCATCGGCGGCCGCACGGGATGAACTGGCAGCGGATGCGCTGATCGGCCTGTGGAACGCGATGCGAACATACAGTCCCGATCTGGGACTGAGTTTCGAATCCTTTGCCCGACGGAAGATGCGTCATGCGATCCAGGATGGTCTGAGAGAGCGGCATTTCCTGTCGCGGCGTTTGCGGCAGCAATTCGGCGAGAACCCGCCCATGCGTATTTCATTCGAGGTATTCCTGGACCGGTGCGAGACGACCGGTCGCCAAGATGAGCATCTGGAGGATGTCGACCGCCGCGACTTGGTGGAATTTTTGCTCGGTCAGTTGAGTCCCCTGGTTCGCCAGTGGCTGGTGGAGCGTTTTTGGCAGGACCACACCTATACCCACATCGCCGCCGATCACGGCGTCTCCCGCAAGCACGTGGCCTTTGAGATTCAGAAGGCGCTCGAATCGCTCAGCGTTCTGGCAAGACAGATACTGGATTAGCCCATGGCCGATACCGACATCGAACAAGCCATCAAAGACAACGCCACCGGGCCCAAGCAGGCCTCGGGCGACGCCGGTTCAGTCGAGCAGCATTCGCTGGCGGACCAGATCGCCGCCGATAAGCACCTGGAATCCAAAAAGGCGATGGCCACGAAGGGGCTGGGTATCAAGCTCCTGAAGATCTCGCCCGGAGGTGCCGTCTGATGTGGCCGTTTAAGTCCCGGACCACCACTGTCCAGAGGGTCGTGCCGGTAAAACTGCGGGCCCGCTACGATGCCGCCCAGACCACTCGCGAGAATATTTGCTACTGGGCGATGGCAGACGGGCTCTCGGCCGATGCGGCGTCGTCGAGCGATGTCCGTAAGAAGCTGCGTGACCGCAGTCGCTACGAGACGGCCAACAACTCCTACGCCAAGGGCATTGTACTGACATTAGCCAACGACTGCGTGGGAACAGGCCCAAGGCTTCAGCTTCTTACAAGCGACGGCGGATTGAATCGTGCAGTCGAAGCGGCGTTTATGGCGTGCGCCAGAGATGTTTCGCTGGCTGCCAAGCTTCGCACCATGCGGATGGCCAAGGCGACCGACGGCGAAACCTTCGGGGTTCTGACGGCCAATCCGCTGCTTGCCGGCCCTGTAATCCTGGACCTCCATCTGGTCGAGGCCGACCGGGTCGCCACGCCGCAGTTGAAGCTGCTCGATGACCCCGTCGATGGGATTGAACTGGATGCCTGGGGTAATCCCGCACGCTACTACGTTCTGCGTTATCATCCGGGCGATCTGCGGGCGACGGTCAACGACTTTGATGTATTGACCGCCGATTCGGTGATTCACTGGTTTCGAGCGGACCGACCCGGCCAGCATCGCGGTATTCCGGAGATCACTCCGGCTCTAGCGCTGTTTGCTCAGTTGCGGCGATACACACTGGCGGTCCTGGGAGCAGCCGAAACGGCGGCGGACTTTGCGGCGGTACTGTTCACCGATGCCCCCGCCAACGGCGAAGCGGCATCGGTCGAGCCGATGGACTTCGTCGAGCTGGAAAAACGCATGGCGACCGTCCTGCCCGATGGCTGGAAACTGGGCCAGATCAAGGCCGAACAGCCCGCCACCAGTTACGCAGAGTTTAAGCGAGAGATCCTCAACGAGATCGCCCGCTGCCTGAACCTGCCCTACAACATCGCCGCGTGCAACTCCTCGGGCTACAACTACGCCAGCGGCCGCCTGGACCATCGCGCCGCTAAACTACAAAAACTCACCTTTGGCTGGCATCGCAGCCAAATACGCCCAATCGCTTGAAAGTACCCTCAAGAGTCCCGGTCGTAGTCGGACAGCGCACGCTCTCTTACAAGTTCATAGCGGCCAAAGCAAAAAAGGGCCTCCGGTTTCCCAGAGGCCCTCGGGGCGATTAGTCACGCCTCCGGTGGAGGAGAAAAGCTTCGAAGCCCTTCTTGCGTGGGCGGCACAGCCCGGCCAAAGGCGACGCCGCCCGGAAGTCAACCACCCGCATCTCTATTCAATGAACTCCGGCGGAACTCGATCCGCCAGCCACACCTTATCGTTGCCCTCGTAAAACGCCACACCCCCCTGATGGGCTTGCCCTGCCTTGACGATCAAGATGACCGGCTCGGAAGCCTTTCGCTTGCCCACGGCCTGGGCGGTTTCCAAGTCGGCGGACAGGTGGACGTATTGCCGTTCCATCGGCAACAGGCCGTCTCTCCTGATCGCCGGCAGAGTTGCGGGCGATGTCCCGTGGAACAAGCGGGTCGGGGGTGCGGCCGGTTCCCGGCGAAGTTTCCCCGGCAATGAATGCCCGTACAACGCACGGATGCGGCCGTTGGTCATCTCATGCCGCTGCTTTGATGAGGCCGCGATCATCGCGGCCAGATCGCTCTCGCACAGGTCGCGCCAAGCCGGGGATTCCTGACGCAAGGCCGCCAGCAACGAATCGACGCTTACCCAGCCGTCATTATCAAGCTCAAGTTCGTACAGCCAAGGCTCGTGCCGGAGCGCGTGCGAGACCGTTTTGCTCAACTGCACATAATCTACGTCCATGTGCCCGGCTCCTCCGGCAATGCTTCCCAGGACTCGGCAATGAACTCATAGCAACCGTCACTTGCAAAATAGATACGGTAATGATGAAGTTCCCACTTGTCCTTCCAACCTTCAGCTATATCCGCGACTACGGCCCGCAGCCATTCAGAGTCACGGACTTCCACCAAAGTGTCGTAGGCGTTCACATGTTCAGGACGACAGGCGACTTCTACCCGGTGTGAGGTGGCTTTGGGGTGGATAATCTTCAATCCGCTACGGAAGAACTTGCCATCTCTTTCAATATCGACGTAATCGAAACGCAGGGTTGCGACGCCACCGTCGAAATGCATATCAACGCCGTGTTCAAATGCCGTCGAACAAACTGGAATCTTCATAAGTTCAGTAATCCGTGGCATGCTCAACCTCCTCCACCACTTGGACGAACCGTGGGTATGCCTTGACTGGTGAGCCTGTTGTTGCTCAATTGCCGCGTCAGATTGTTTTCAAAGAGCCCTTGTCCGGTCCTGTTAACGGCATTCCATTGGGAACGCGGGATACCAGCCCTCATGAGCGCCTGGGAAGACCGAGTGTTCAAAATCAGCGTATTGCCATCACGTATGATGTAGTCGATTGGAACATCAGTGGGTGTAAACTTGCCTGCTCGGAGAGCGCCAGCCACATCGTCAATCGTCTGTCCGGCAAATTGTCCGCCCTTACCGAACGCTTCGCTGAACGTCTTCTGAGCAAAATTGGCGTTTTCTATCGCCGCTCCTGGGGCAGCACGGGTAGCATCCGCAATAGTTGCGCCGCACGACATGGCCCCCTGAGCACACGCCGCAACCGCTCCGCAGAATTGACTTGTGCCCTGCAAGCCTCTGACGTATTGCTCTTGACCACTGAATGTCCGCCCGGTGGTAGTGTCGATGGATTCTTTGCCTCGAAGGTAGTCGACGCCATAGCTCATGTCTGTCAGGCCCACGAGGTCGGCACCGACCATTTGCCAATTGCACGCATCCTTGATGGCCTGATCCAAGTCTTGCCCATTGTATTCATAGCACATGAGGATGCGATTGGTGTACGGTTCGGCGACGTAACCGATGATCTTGTCACGAACTGCCCCGTAGCCATTCTCATCCACGTACACGATGTAATGGCAGTAGCCCATCATGGCGTTCTTCGCGCAGCCGGACGCGATGCTCTTGGCGGCCTTGCAGTATTCTTTGGCTTCGTTGGGGTGCTGGTTCAGCATCTGTGCTCGCTGATACTGCAACCAGTAGTTGTCCATGCGTCTGGTCTGTTCGTATGATAATCCGAACCTGCCGCCGACCATTCCGTGCTCGAATCGAAAACGGTCCAACCAGGACCACTGGTCTTTGTACAGACTCTTCAAGCCATACGGGTCGACCCAATTGGTGGGGTTCGACATGACATATTCATACAGGTTCATCGAATCGGCGTAACCGATTGGGTCGGTCTGGAGGAAGCGTCCGGTTTCAGGATCGTAGGTCCGGTTGACCATGTAATACAATCCTGTTTCAGGGTCATAAAGATAACCGGCGAATCTGTACGGGTTGGCCGCCGCCGATGAGAAGGAGGCCTCAGACGGTCGGCCGTATGCATCGTACAGGTAGAACTCTCTATCACTTTCCCGCCGGAACTTGCCGCCCACGATGCCAACCACGGAACCAAGAGCATCCTTGAGGTAATAGAAGTGGGTCTCCTTGGTTGTGGGCAGCGACCCTCCATCGGCGGCGAGGACGGCGTAGTCGTGGAGGTCAACCGTGCCGCTGCTGTCGTAGTCATACGTTTCGTCGTCCGTCAGCCATGCACTGGCAAGTCCTGCCAGTTCGAGAACGCTGTTCGGGTCAAACGGCTTCTCCGGCAGGAACATGGCCAGCACTTCATCTTTGCCGTTGCCGTGGACCAACGAGCGGGCCGGTTTCTCAGTGCCGTCGTCGGGCTTTTCGTATTCAGAGATTACCCGGCCAAAGGCATCATAGTAGTAATATGTTGTCTTACCGCCTGCAACCTTCTTGATCCTTCTGCCCAAACCATCGTAGCCGTACTCGACAATTGTACCGGAACTGGCGTCCTGGACCTTTGTCAGCCGATCGCGGTAGTCATAGGAATACTGGAAGCCATATTTGTCCCTTTTCAAATTGCCGTTGGCGTCATATTCGGGATAGAAGTCGGCAGACAGCCCGAAGGCGTATTCCTCGTGGATTTGCGTGTACTGGTTATTGTTGTTGTGCGTGTAGGTCTGCGTGAAACCATGCCCGCCGACAGCCTGATAACGATTGCCTAAGCGGTCATAGGTAAACTGTTCGTTCGCCGCCCCCGGACCTTGGGGCGTGGACATCGTGGCAAAACCGTCGCCCCGGGCTTTGCTCGGCAGCACGTATACGTTTGTTCCGGTTCTTCCCATTGTGGGGGCCGGGGGGCCACCGCCAAAGGCTTTTTCCGGCGGTGCGTATGCGCCCCCATACGGGTCGAACCCTGCCGAGAAGCTGCCCAGCCCCAATAGGCAGGCCATAGTAATGAACCACCGACCTGAAGACCGCATCTTTCTCTCCTTTCCACAACACGTTTTCCGTTTGCGTCCTATGAACTCCTCGCGACGATGCGGCACGGCTTCTCTTGAAAGTAGCCGAAAAAAGGGGCACCACCGACTTTAACGGTACACTATTGTTCCGAGTCACGTCAACAAGTTTTTTCTCATCCACGAAAAATCCGCCGAGCGTCCTACGAATAAGCGAACGAGGAGTCCAAGTGTTGATATGCTTTTATCCCATCTTTCAAAAAGTTTTTCGTGGCGGGTCACCGCCGGTTAGTACGGATTGTATTAAGGGGCGACTTTTCTTATGGAACCAGCGACCATCTTAACACAGCGAATCTATCAATCCGCCGAGGCAATGGCGACGCAACTGCTTGCGGTAAAGGGCTTGCACGCCATTCACATCTCGCCGAGAACGCCACTCAGGAAATCGCCCTTGCGGGCCTTCAGAACTGGCAGGCGACACAGAATATCGCATTCGTCAAGGTGCGGGACCTGTTGGGCATCAATCTCCTGGAACCGGAAGCAGGCGATCCGCCGTTTCTGACTAAACTCGGGACCGACGAGATCCTGCTGTGCGATGTGATTTACTGCCTCATCAAACCCCAGGCCGATCAGCAGTCTGTCACGGACGAACATTTCGGTCAGGCCTTAGGCGGCGAGGCGATCCTCTCGGCCCAGAGGGCCTTCTACGAGGAACTAATTGATTTTTTCCAGAAGCGCGGCCGCAGCGACCGGGCGCGGGCGGTCGCCACACAGGCCAAGATGATCGAGGCGGCGGTGACGGCCGTGGAAAGCCACATCGAAGCCATCGATATCGATGCGACGATCCGTGGTGCGATCTCTGGCGACTTGCCGGGATCATCGGTGTCGACCCCGCACCGCTGACGCTTCGCGAGATCCTGTGGATGGCCGAGGGCCGCCAGCGACACAACTGGGCCAGGACCTCCCACGTCATGGCGCTGGTGGCCAACGCCAATCGCGATCCCAGGAAGACACGCACCTTTAGACCCTCGGACTTTGACCCATTCAGAGAGACATCGTCGCACGCGGGTGTCGTGATCACCCAGGAAAACGTGCACCTTTTACGAAACGCTTTTTTAGGAGACCACTCATGAAAACCGATTTCTTCCACACCGTTCTCAAATGGCTTGACTACAACCGCTGGACGTTCATCTCGATTGTAGTCTTTGCCGTCATGCTGGCTGCCTTCATTGGAATCGCGGGCTGTCAGTCGACGACGGCATCCTTGTTCGCACCCGCCGACGGCAGCGCAGCGGCCAAGATCGACCGCTCCGAGTTC